GTACCCTGCCGTTACAGGTCAATTCAATTTTTAATGTGTTTACCGTCATTACTTCACCCCTCCGGCCATTTTCCGGAATGCCTCCCTGTTCGCCCTGGCCGTTTCCGCCGGTGACACTACGGGAACATGGTAGTTGTTCTCCTGATTCTGCGTGTTATCGTTGTAGACCACCGTGCCTGCGCTTGTCAAAAGCCTGCCCGCACCGGCCCCGGAAACATTCAGAGCCACTTCATTCATGGAGGCGTCTATGGTCCCCCGTAAGGCCGTTAAAAGCTCCCCTGCCTGCTCTCTCATATCCCTGAGCGCCTGTGGCATGGACTGCTTCACGCCCTTTACCGCTCCCGGCATCAGCCAGCGCCCGAATTCATCACGGAAGGCCGTTGACGGCGAATTAATCCCCAAAGTGCTTTTGGCCGTATCCAGCAGGCTGTTTGCAAGGCCGGCAACCTTGTCTTTCAGCCAGTCCCAGCCTCCCGAAATCCCGTTCCAGATCCCGGAAACAATATTACTGCCGATCTCCGACATTTTAGACGGGAGCCCGCTCACGCCGTTGACCACCGCATCAAACAATCCCCTTGCGGCGGATGCGCCTCTTGATGCCAGATCACGCCCCCACTCTGTCACTTTTCCCGCCGTGTTTGAAAGCCACGTCCAGACCTTTCCCGGAAGCTCTGACATAAGGGAAATGATTCCGGAGATCATTTTCTGAATGGCGTTTGTTGCCGCATCATACATCCTGCGGTCCCATTCCGTCACCTTTGCCACTACGTTAACCAGCCACGTCCAGACTTTTTCCGGAAGCTCTGACAGCAAGCGGATAATAGCGGAAATCATGGTACTTATAGCGCTCGTAGCCGTATTCAACATCTGCTGGCCCCACTGCGTGACCTTCGTTACCACGTTAACCAGCCACGTCCAGACCTTTCCCGGAAGTTCAGACAGCAGGGAAATAATACTGGAGATCATTTTCTGGATTGCGGTTGTTGCCGTGGTATACATCTGCTGGCCCCACTGGACCACACGTGTTACCACATTGGTCAGCCAGACCCATATCTTACCAGGCATCTGTGCGATCAGGCTCACTGCCGTGCTCACTACGTTCTGGATGATACTCTGAACATTGCTGAACATCTGCTGGCCCCATGCCAGGATCTTCTGCACGGTCTGCTCAAGATACAATGCCAATTCCGCAGGCATGTCGGCGATACCATTAATCAGCCCCTGTACCAGATATCCGCCCTGTTCCGTCATTACGGTTGAAGGGCTGTTGATACCGAAAAAGGACTTAATGCCATCAAGGATACTGCCGCCCAGTTCCACGGCTGCGTCCCCCACCGCACCGATTCCGCCAATCAGACCATTCACAATACCGGCTATAATGTCCGGCACGGCTCCGGCAATACCTGCGACAATTTCAGGAACCGCCTCAATAATCTGCCATAACAGCTCTTTTGCCGCTGTAAAAATTTGCGGAATGGCCTGCGCTAACCCTGTGACAATCACCGTTATGATCTGCGGCAGATTTTCCGCAATGGCCACCACTATATCGGGGATGGCCTCAATAATCGCCATCAGCAATGTGATGGCCGCTTCTAACAACTGCGGGAGCGCACCCACAAGTCCATTGACAAGCGCCGTTATGATCTGCGGTAAATTATCCGCAATGGCCTGGATAATAACCGGAATCGCATCAACAATACCTGTTAACAGCTGAATTGCACCCTCAATGATCAACGGTAGGTTCTGCGTAAAAAAATCAATGATTGTAGTTATCAGGTCAGGAAGCGCCTGTAACAGCTGTTCAATCACCACAGGCAGTGCTTCCAGTATTGCCATGAATAACTGAACAGCACCTTCCAGAAGAACAGGGATCCCGTCAACCAGACCTTGCACCAGCCCCATAACGAGCTGCAGGGCAGCATCTACCAGTGTCGGAAGGTTTTCAACCAGTGCCAGCGCTATATCCGTAACTATGAAAGCCGCTTGTAAAGCCAATACCGGAAGCGCATCTGCGATTCCTTCCACCAGTGCCGTAATAATATCGGCGCCAGCCATCAAAATAAACGGAATCCACTTGCCAATAGCGTCTACCATATCCATCAGAGCGGTTAAGATAGCCTGAACCATCTGCGGTGCGCCTGCGGCAATTCCTCCGGCCAGCTTTCCGATCAGGACGATTGCAGTTGTCCACAATTCGCCTACACAGGATACCAGGCCGGTAACGAGTGACGTGATCAGGCTTGCGCCTGATTCCCCGATCCCCGGCGCACTTTTCAGACCTTCACAAAATGACATAACCAGACTGACAGCCGCTTCAATGACCACGGGAGCCGCTTCTGCTATCCTCTGGACTATCTGCGCCAGAACGCCACCGAACGCACCTACAAGGCCCTGAAAACCGCCCTCGTTGAACGCATCCTGTAACTGCTGCACCATCCCCTGCGCTTCTTTTACAACGTCCTTTGCCGTGTCCTGCATGGTTTCATACAGAGAAACGCCAAGTACTTCAAGACCGGATTGCAGAATCGTGATCTGCCCCTGCAGGTTGTCCTGCATAATCTCTGCCATTTCTGCGGCGGATCCGTTGCAGTCATTGATTGCGCCGGAGAGCTTTTCAAAATCCTTATCTGACGCATTGACGATTGCCAACAATCCGGACATGGCTTCCTGACCACCCAGCATAGCCGCATAAGAGGCTTTTTCGTCTTCTGTAAGACCGGAAAAGCCTTTCCGCATATCGTCTACAATTTCAGACAGCGGTTTCATAGCTCCGGAGCTGTCCGTAATAGACAGGCCCAACGCATTCATGGCAGCCTGCGAGTCCTTTGTGGGCTTCGCAAGCCTTGTCATAATGGAGCGCAAAGAAGTACCTGCCTGCGATCCCTTAATACCTGCGTTTGCCATAAGCCCGATGGCCGTGGCCGTGTCTTCCGCAGAATATCCAAGTGAACCGGCCAGCGGCGCAACATATTTAAAGGTTTCCCCCATCATGCCGACGTTGGTATTTGCATTAGAGGATGCCGCCGCAAGAATGTCAGCAAAATGCGTTGAATCTGACGCTGACATCCCAAATGCCGTCAGAGCATCTGTTACAATGTCGGAAGTAGCGGCAAGATCCTCCCCGGAAGCGGCGGCAAGATTCATAATGCCCTCAATGCCGCCCAGCATGTCCTCCGTCTTCCAACCGGCCATCGCCATATAGTTAAGGGCCTCCGCTGATTCCGTGGCGCTGAATTTCGTCTTTGCGCCCATTTCTTTGGCCTTTTCCGTTAACTGCCCAAGCTCTTTTCCGGATGCTCCCGAAACCGCCTGCACCTGCGACATTCCTGTCTCAAAATCAGAACCGACTTTAATTGCCGCACCACCCAACGTGGTAATTCCAGATGCGACAACCCCCAAAACCTTCCCGGTAACTGCAAGCCCCTTCTGCGCGGTTCCTCCTATGGCATCTACCCCTTTCTGGAACCCGGAGCTGTCTATCTTCGTATCAAATTTTAATGTTCCGTCATTACCTGCCATTTAAAACCTCACTTGATCAGCTGTGAAATGTCACCCCCGTTTGCAAGGATGGCCTCCATTTCCTTCTCAAGCCTTATCTGTTCTGGCGAATCCGGAAGCTTGTAGATCCGTTTCATTCGCTGATAGAATTTTTTCTGTGCCTTTGGCATCTTGGCCGGTATTTCCATAGCGCGGTATGCCATGATCTTGCAGAAAAGCACCGTCTCCGGCAATCCTAAAAATAAGGCTCGAAACTGCCACCAATGAAGTCTGTTCTTTGTCAGGTCAATTCCATACGCTTCCATAAACGCAGCGTAAATATATCCGGCGTCATGCTCATAAGAAAACGGCGGATCCTTCCCGGAAGTCGGTTCTTCCGTTTCAGATCCCGCCGTCTCATCTGCGCCGCAGCGGTAAAACCACATGATCCTATTCAACGCTTCCCGCACGGTTTCCACATCAACAAGCAGGGAAAAAACCGTGTCCCCATAATACAGTTTCAGCACTGTATCCAGCTTCTCATCATCCGGCATTGCCGGATCGTTTAAAGTCTGTTCAAACAGAATACCCGTTCTGTAATCTGTATTTATGGGGATCTCAACATTCGCCACAAGGACGGTACAGGGCAGATCATCCATTAAAACATTCATAAGCGTTTTGGCTGGCTTTTCTGTTTCTTCTGATGCCCCTGCATAGGCTGGAAACTGTTCTGACGCTGCGTGTATTTGTTGGAAAGATCGTTGAACTGTTTCCTTTCGGCCCTCTGCGCCTCTTCAATCCGTGCCAGGGCTTCCAAATGCACCATAACGTTCTTGCTCCCCTGAAAAATACGATCAGCTGTACCTTCCCCAAAAACCTTTTCAAAAAACATTTCTATCGTCTGATTCATTGCCTTGTATTTTGCCGCAACGCTGCCCTGCATCGTCTTACTTGCGTTGATGACGTCCCGCACTTCGTAAATAGCCGGCTCAAAAACGTCCATGAAATCGGCATCCATAAAGTCCGCCTGCAAAGTCACTCCATTGATTTCCATATTCATTTTTTTCATCCTTTCAATCACCACAGCATATAAAAACAGCGCAAGGCCGTGGCGACACCCTGCGCTGTTCTGAACGTCCACTGTCCTGTGGATCAGTTACCGTTTTCAGCCGCTTATCTTCCTATTCCGTGGGTTCCGGTTCCCCGGGATCCGGTACCGTCTCAAGGTCATATTTACCCTTGAATTCCCCTTCGGTAAACTCCTTTGTTACCGTGTCAAATTTACCCTGAACCGGATCCCCCACCGCTTTCAGTGTTCCGGACGCACTGATTTTCTGGCCGCCCTCCCCTTTAAAATCATTCACCTCATTCGACACAATGAATTTTCTGGCCGTAAATTCGGCTTTTTCTTTTGAAAGAGCGCCGATAGGATTAAACAGATCAACACGCACATAGGTGTGCTGTGCGTCTTCCCCCGTGTGGTGATCCCTTCCGTCTTTCCACAGAGCATAAAGCGCCTTCTGCGAGGGAACGGCGTCAAACTCATAAGGAAACTCTGTTTCATAAGCGATAATATCAGAGCTGGAAGTGGTCTCGTTGATATAGGTGGTGGAATCACTCTTCGCCCCCGGGCTCTCGTCCAGCTTCGTAAAACCGATCCCGCACAGTTCCATTTTCCCACCCACTTCCAGATAGTCGGCGATCTTGTTGCGGATCAGCGCACTTCTGCTCTCGGTAAAAACCTGTAAATCAAAATGTTTCATTTTTCGGTGCCTCCTTAAAATATTGTAGTTGCAACTGAACCTGGTAAAACGCATTTTCCATCGTCGCATCCAGCATAAAGCCCGGTGCAAGAACCGTCAGGGCCTGCGCCTCGCACCCCTGCGGCATTTCAGGAAGGTTTTCCAGAAGGCTTTGCTCTTCCACCCAGTTGCAGAAATCTTCATAAAAACTTTCGTTCTGGATTGCCAGAATTCGATCCATGGAATAGGCTTCCCGGCTGTTGAAATTGAACTGGTACTGCCGGATGCTGGATCCGTCAACATACGTCCTGAGAACGGGGGAAGTGACAGCGGATTCAAGGGCGTATTCTATCGGCTCACTTCCCAGAGCGTCTACCCGGAAGACCC